ACTCTTATCGAGCCAGCTTAACGCTGTGTAAGACTAGGGTCGCTGTGATTGCCTAGAATTTATGTGATCTTACTTCACAATAACTCCAATACTGAAGTACTGCTGTAAATTCACAAAGATGTGTGTCTCTATTTAGAGACGGGTGCACACTCCAACCCACGAGTTGCAGAAAGACTAACGAATCTTCTGCGTCAAAACCCATGCGTCGCTCAAAACACACCAAAAGATAAAAGTTTCTCTGTTCTTAACAAAACAGAGGAGTTATCCAAAGGGTGTCTGAATGCGTCCACCAGTGGTAGCGTGGTTTCTACACCACAAACCTTAGGGCGCCTCAGAGACTGCTCACGTAGAAAAGCGATTGCTTCCTATGTTGATTGTATATATGCTTGGCATTGTACACATTTTCATAGAAAGTTCCGTTTCCCTACGGCCAGTATCCGAGTTAACATTGAAGCATTGTTTAAGAATAAACCTACAGCAATGTTTCCTAAGATTTTCAAGGGTCTGCTCTGTGATCTTTTCAGTATTCTGAATGATCAAGAGAGGCCCGACGTTCCAACCTCTGGACTGAAACTCTTCCCACGTCGATACTTCGACAAAGTGGGTCGTAATTTCAATACAGAGAAGGCCCGTGTGACAATCCTCTGGGATCTTATGCAATCCAAGGCCTTGGCCTCCGAAGTTGATAAGACCTTTGTCAAGGAAGCTCTGCTTAAACACAGAGCTACCGTGACAAAGATCACTCAAACGGAGACTGAGGTCCTGGAGAGATTCCAGGAGTTTATCGCACCGTGGGTAAGCGCGGTGGCAGCTGAACAGCTGAAAGGTGAATTTCCTAATTCCCATTCATGCTACGAAGCCGCCCGTGGAAAGGGAGGAGTCAGGTCTCAGTTCTCTGTGAAGAGTACTGAACTGATCCAACCTACCACTCCCCGTATCGAACCCACCACTCTACTTGTCAGCGGTAAGGCCGGAACTGGAAAGAGTCTGTTTCAGAATCTCCTCAGTTCCCGGATTTCCAAGGCATTGAAGCACCAAGATACGACCTTTACAACTTATTGTCGGAATGCTCTAACTGAACATTGGGATGGCTATAATGGCCAGCCCCTTGTTATGATAGACGACTTCCTTCAGAAAGTTGTAAAGACGGCAGAAGATAGCAATGAACATTCAGAGTTTATAACTCTGAATTCGTCCGTTGACTATGTCCTGCCGATGGCAGATCTCAAAGATAAGGGCAAGAAGTTTACTTCTCCGCTCCTTGTCTTGAGTTCTAACAAGTCCGTAGACCAGTGTCTTCAATCCCTTCGAATGACGATGTCTGATCAATTAGCAATTGCCCGACGATTCCAGTACAACCTTAACTACATCCGTAGTAAGGGGGTCTGGGTCCTTCAGGAATTGCAACATCAGCAACTCTCGGATAATAGCACGGAAGTCTCGACTTCTCGTAAAACTATCCACCAGAGTGCTAATGTGGCTGATATGGTAGAACCCGTTGCAACCATCCTCCTCGGAGAATGGAACCGCAAAGGGGTCTTCTATCATAACAACATTGAACAGGCATGTACCCTGCCGATCGGCAGTGGACAGGTTTTAACTTGTAAGACCGATGATGATCACAACCGTGTCAAGGTGCTTCCAATTCTGGAACCCTTGAAGGTTAGGACCATCACCGTGGGCACAGCTCGAAATTTTTATCTTAAGACGATACAAAAGTCGATGCTGAACGCCCTCCGGCCTTACAAGGCCTTTAAACCTTGTTTCACTCCCGATTATGACGAGGAAATCTCCCAATTGCACGCGATACCTGGAAAGGAATGGCTAAGTGGCGACTACAGTTCTGCAACTGATGGTCTCCACTCCGACTTATTCCGGACCGGGATCTCTTCTCTGGTCACAGCTCTCAGAGCCGCCGGTAAACCCGACTGGTTCTGTGAACTGATGACAAGGGAGGCGTCTGAACACATCTGTGAATATCCATCTTCAATGAACATTCCAGATTGTCTCCAGACGAACGGGCAATTGATGGGGTCACTCCTCTCCTTCCCCCTCCTCTGTTTGGCTAATGCTTTTACAGTAGCTCAAGCAGAGGGTCACAACCGACTTTCCGG